GTAATATTCTTCACTCATTAGTACATTACGATTAAACTGTTCATAAGTTTCATAATAACTCATAGATTTCTTATGAGGACATAGGTAAAGAATTTCACGAAGAAAATGTTCTTTACCTAATTTTTTTACATCTTCATTAAGTTCATCACAAGAACCAAAGTAATTTTTCCAATCAGATTCTTCTGTTTTTCTTCTTCCTGTCTTTTTATTCTTTTGTCTTGTCCAGAAATGTTTTTTACCAATGTACTTTTTATTATTCGTAAGATTAGTAATTATATAAACAAACCCTTCCATTCCTTTGGGAACATCGGTAAAGATCTCTCCATTATATTGCCAATCCATAAGAATTCTTTATTTGACTATTTAGATTTGCGTTTGGAGTCAAGGAGTGGTAGACTTGGAAAGGATGATGATTTTCTAAATACTATGACTACACTTGAAAAAACTCTTCGGGATTCTCATGATTGGGCGGTTGATCGTATTCATTATTTGAGTGAAAAAGACATTGATAATGCATATGCAATTCAATCCGAATTTAGTGAATGGTTAAATCCAGATATTCCTGAGCATGATGTTTTTTCGCTCGAATACATAGGAGAATAAAATGCAAATCGATCTCCATAATTTTTTCAAGCATTATGATGAGAAAAATCCAAAGCATGTTGCGGCAGTAGAACAATTCGAAAAAGATCTTCTTGCAAAAGCAAATGATCTGATGCAAGATGAAGCAAATTGGATTAGGATTTTTAGAACAAAGGTAGAAGCACCAAAGTCAGATATTTTACAAGTTCCTTTTTATCCCCAAACTGATAATTATAGGGACGCACAAAGAACTTGTAATTCATCAGCTTGTGCAATGTGTCTTGAGTTTTTCAAACCAGGAACACTACAGGGACCTAAAGGCGATGATGCCTACATTCGCAAAGTTTTCGCATTGGGTGATACAACTGATCACACCGTCCAAACAAAAGTTTTATCGTCTTACGGTATTACTTCACGATTTAGTTACAATCTCTCTTTTGCTGATCTTGATCGTGAATTATCCAACGGCAGACCTGTTATTATTGGTATCCTACACAGGGGTTCTCTTTCTTCACCTACTGGCGGGCACATGGTTGTAGTGATTGGTAAAACTCCTTCTGGGGATTATGTTGCGAATGACCCTTATGGATCACTGAATGATGGTTATACGGGATCTGTGACTAATGGAAAAGGTGCTGTATATAAGAAGTCTGTATTAGAGAGAAGGTGGACTGTTGATGGTCCTAAATCTGGTTGGGGAAGAGTATTTTCATGAGCATTAAATTCTTAGATGCTGTAAAGCATCATCAAGATCTTCAACACCAGATTGATGCTTGGCAATTTCTTCAGGCATCAGTTCATAAAGAAATCTTAGATGAATTTGCGAGAAGGTATCGTAATCAAAAGATTGAACCAACTCTAGAAGGACTTCCAATTCCTGGAGTGGAGTTAATCAAGGAATTTGAAGGATGTCATCTCAAAGCATATTATGATCCTCTGACTGGTGGACTTCCGATTACGATTGGTTGGGGAAGTACTCGCAGAAAAGATGGTACTCGTTTTATGATTGGAAATAAAATCACACAAGATGAAGCAGATGACCTACTTTATTATCAACTGAAAAAAGAGTTTCTTCCACCACTTCAAAATATTCCTTATTGGAATGAGATGAATGAAAACCAACAAGGTGCTCTTCTATCTTTTGCCTATAATTTGGGAGCACGTTTTTATGGATCTGATGGTTTCAATACCATTACTAGAGTATTGAAAAACAAAGAATGGGATAAAGTTCCTGATGCTCTTTACCTTTATCATAATCCAGGTACATCGGTAGCAACAGGATTACAGAGAAGAAGAAATGCTGAAGGTAAACTCTGGAGATCTTAATCTTCTACCTTTGTTCTTAATGCAATTACTGTAGTAAGAATAGTTAGTAAAGTTTCAAATCCTCTTCTTTCGGATTCTTTGCAATCTGTTGGGGGAGGATTTTTTAGTCCTCCTAAAAGGTTTGCATGATTTGTTGTACCTGGAATCATAAAATTGCAAGCAACAAAATTTAATCCAACAAAACTAATTATAGAAACACATATAATAAAGATAAGTTTATTCAGTAATGAACCATGCTTTTTTCCTACCTCTTTTGGCAGGTCTTCTGATGAACCTGATGACTTCTGCTGGTTGTCTTTTTGGTTGAGGTCTTCTTCCTTCATTGAAAACTCCTTCGTTGGTAATTAGTCTTATAACCAACAATCCAATGAGAAATAGTTTTTTCATCTTCCTTCCTGTTGATGTATCCAGGTTTTTAATTCTGTAAGATATACTCTTAATGCTTCTGCTTTTTCTAGATGCCAAGTATTACCACTCTTGAAGTATTCTTGAGTGTGATTGTCGATTGCTTTTAAGATATTATGTATTGGTGCGTTCCACCGCTCACGATGAGGCGTATTAAAGGTACGAGACATTAGTAAAGTATGCCTACCTTATGTATTTATTCTAACCTTACTCTTTTAGAAGTATCAATACCTCTCTTTTGTTGGTATCTTGATAAAGAACCGGAGTTTGTTATAAAACCAGTTTCAGTACACATCCATTTTTGTGAGTTTGTTTTCTTTACATTTTGTTGTCTTTGTTCTTTAGACATTCCACAAACACCAGATTTATTTTCTTTACATTTTAATCCACCCTTCCTACCTACCTCACTTTTCTCTTCTGATGTTAATGCGTGAACTCCAATTTTTAAATCTCTTGTTTTTATTCCAGATTTCCTACTATTTTCTATTCTTTGTTCCTTAGAAATTCCAAATATCCCAACACTATTTTCTTTTTGCCAGGAAAAACTTTTTAATCCATTTTTTCTTCTTTGCTCATAAGACATTCCACATACACCAATACCAAATTTTTTATATCTTTCTCCCGTTTGCCTACTTATTTTTCTTGATACTTTACCACCACAATTTTCATTTAAGCACCATTTATCATTTAATACTGGTTTTATTAATCTTTTTTCAACTTCTTGTGCTTTAATATATCCTTCATCAGTGTTATCAAATATTTCTAATAATTGTTTTTTTGGTGTATAAAAATTCCAACACCATTTATTAGTGTATGGAGACCCCATATAATATTCTTCATATTTTTTCTCAATATGAACACCATAATAATAATATGGGACTTCTTCAAAGGTAATCTTATAGGTATATACCCTTGGATGGTTATTCATACTACTCTAACTATTCGCATTACTATTTATAAGGGAGAGCATTTCTGCTCTCCCACCTGAAAAGTGCGAATAGTCAGGTACTTTTATTTAGGTCTTACTTATCTGTACCACTTCTGAAATTGGACTACTTGACAAACACTAAATATTAACTTATTATGTAAAATCCCAACAGGGATCCCTGTTATGAGCAGGGTTTTTTATAATGAGTCTTTGACTTGAAATTAGAGCCGTGGAAAGTGCCCTTTGAGAAAAGGGTGTACCCCCTTTCTATACGGATGTAGAGTTCAATTAAAATTAATGCAATCTATCTTTACAGTAGCCCTGCCTCTTTTGGCAACGGTTACAACCAGTACGGCATCACTGCCATTCGTCAACTACAAGATGCAAGGTCCGCCCCCTCCAGTTCCTGGACAAGCACCTTTCTCAGTTATTAAAGAGTTTGACCTTGTAGATGAAAAGAAGACAGCAATCCGCGAGGTTGCACCACCAAAGCCAAAAGAAAAAAGGCTAATTTGTAAAGGGTGTAATGAACACGAAAATGTTACCCTGGCGTTTTTCCAGGATCGTGGTATTAAAGACAGAAACGCCCTTGCTACCATCATGGGCAATATTAAACAGGAATCTACTTTTGTTCCTAATATTTGTGAAGGTGGTAGCAGAACCAGTTGGAGTAACTGCGGTGGCGGTTACGGACTGATTCAATGGACATCTGCCAATCGTTATTATGGATTGGGTGATTTTGCTAAGAAGTATGGTGGTTCTCCATCATCACTTCACACGCAACTCCGTTATCTAACAACTGAGGTTCAATGGCAACGAATTGTAGATAGGATGAAAACTCCTGGTAAGTCTATCAATCGTTACATGGACTATGCGTATAGTTGGATTGGTTGGGGGCATCATGGTGCTCGCACTTCGTATGCTCATGATTATGCTAACCGACTGATTCTGGTAGAAGTTTGATATATAAGGGGGAGTGCTGTTACTTCCCTTTCTTATGTTTAATTTTAACTTTGGAAAGAGACCAGATAAAAAACAACTCATTATAGTAGGAATTGTATTATCAACTCTTATCACAGCACTCTCACAATGTAGTAAGATATCAGAAAATGCACTTTGGGATTTATTGGATGAAATTCAAAGAGAATTTTTCCCACAAACTATCATTAATGAAGTTATACTTAAAGATCCTGACAAAATAAATCGCAGAGTAGAAAGAGATGTAACTAGAGCAATAGAGAAAGTTACTCCAGAATACGATAGAATTATTCAAGAAGCAGATAAAAAGTATCAACCAAAATACATTGAAGAAAAGAATGATGAAAATTTATGTTATACTGATGAATGTAAGAAACTTACACCACCAATGAGAATTTGTGCTCCTTGGATAGAAATCTGTAATTAAAACTACTATATAAACATATCTTATTTTTTGGAGATCATTATGTCCGTATCAGAAGAACTGCTGAATGCTGTTGAAGCATGGAAAGTAGAAGATGAAAAGTTTGCTGGTGGAAACAACGCAGCAGGCACCCGTGCTCGTAAAGCACTGCAAGAGATTGCTAAACTGGTCAAGACCCGTAGAACCGAAATCACCGAAGAAAAGAATGCTCGAAAAGCAGCTTGACGAGTTGGGGTTTAATCCCTTATAATACTCTCATAGGCAAAGGGGGTCCAAACCTCTTGTAAGTCCTGCCCCTCCCATGCCTCTCAACGATGCACAAACAGGGAGGTCTCTTGTCTCAGTAGCTCAGTCGGAATAGAGCATCTGCCTTAAACATAAATGGAGCGTCATAAAGGAAACTTTATGAATGTAACTTCTCAAATTCGGGGAACCCTTTAAAATGGCAATCCCGAGCCAAGCATCGTTAGATGAAGGTGTAGAGACTTTACGGGAAGTGCCTAAGTCCTTAAGGATATGGTAAAGAGAAAGTCCAGACCACAAACAGAAATGGCGGAGAAATCCGTAGTGGTAAGCTAAGCAGTTGGTCGGGGGTTCGAGTCCCTCCTGAGACGTTTTTTGAACCTTTTAATGCATAAATAATATTAACTAAAAGGTTCCATTATGGTTAAATGTTTATTTTGCGGAGAGGAGACTTCTAATCCCAAATTTTGTGGTAGAAGTTGCGCTGCTTCCTATAACAATAAAAAGGTTCCCAAAAGAAAACCAGAACATAAATGTATTGATTGTGGGAAACCAATAACAGCAAATCGTGCTCGTTGTATGGAACATTATTTGATATGGACTAAGAATAGAGAAGTAAAAGATATGACTCTTAAAGAAGCAATATATGAAAAACATCACAAATCATCAGCATTCGCCTTAGTGAGAACAAGAGCAAGAGCAGTTGGTAAAAAATTTGGATTTACTGAATGTATTAAATGTGGATATGATAAACATATTGAAATAGCACACATTAAACCAATATCTTCTTTTAGTGATGAGGTTATGATAAGTGTAATTAATGCTCGTGAAAATATAATGCCTTTGTGTCCAAACTGCCATTGGGAATATGACCA